ACTTTCGATGCAAGAAGTTTGGACGAGACCAAGCAGAACAGATTGACGGTCCCAATCCTGAAGTTGTGGCAGTTATTCGTGACATTGACCAGTACAAGAGTTTTAAAGATTTACCACTGGTCACCACTGGTTGTGACAGCTATGCCAGCATCTATCCTGAATTCAAACGTTTCTCTCATCATGGTACTGTGGACGAAATTGTTGACGAAATGACTGCTCTATTGCCTAAGAAATGTTGGAATAACAATCGTGCTGCAGATGACATACACTTGATCATCACAGGTGGAGAACCTTTGTTGGCTTATCAGCGACTGTATCCAGAAATGATTGAAAAATGTCGGCGCAACGGACTTCACAACATCACTATTGAAACCAATGGTACTCAGGCCTTGTACCCTGAAGTCAAGGAATACCTGTTTCAAGAGTTTACCAGATTTGGCAGAGACCGAGACAATTTGACATTTAGCGTCAGTGCCAAGTTACCTGCTTCGGGCGAGAATTGGGAATCTGCTATTCGACCTGATGTCATCAAAGACTACGAAGACGTTGGTTTTACCTACTTGAAGTTTGTGATTGCCACCAAGCAAGACGTTGCGGACGCTGAACGAGCAGTGAGCGAGTATCAAGATGCAGGATTTGGCGGGCCCATCTATTTGATGCCAGTAGGTGGAGTTGCAGATGTTTACAATCTCAATACTCAGCAAGTGGCCAACTTGGCTTTGGAGCGTGGGTGGAAATACAGTCCCAGATTGCAAGTTGATTTGTGGCGTAATGCTTGGGGAACTTGATGTCAAATTTAGCCGACGGTAGAAACAGCTTTGACTTGACAGTGGGAAATAGTGTAGTTGAGTTTATCAACAGGAACTCAACTCCTTATCCGGTAGAAGTAGGCGGACCAAAGTTTGATCTGGTTCCAGTCACAAAACAAAAAGATGTCATGATCAATGTGGCTCGGATGCATGCCGAGCAAGAATACAATCGAATCATGGAACTGGTCACAGTGTTGCAAAAACAGGCCAACGATATACGCCGTAGATTAGAATTGACAGACATGGTGCACAGTGCTCGATATGAATGTCAGTTGTACCATGGAAATGTGTATTGGTTAGTGCAGGATACTCGAAAAAATCAAATGATATTAACTGGTACTGGTCCCAGAGATTGGTTTACAGGCGCACCACCGAATTATCAATATATAGTTGCAATCAAGTGGCTAGGCGACCATACTTGGATGGAAGTTGAAAAATAGGAGAAGATATGTTTGACATGTTTCGAAAGAAAAAAGAACCTGTGGCAAAGAAAGAAACTGTAGCAAAAAAAGAAGCACCAAAGAAAAAAACCGATAAAGAATTGGCCAATGAGCAAGGGGAACCTTATGTAGCGGTTCTTGGTATGGATGTTGATCCTGAGAATCTGCATCAAGGCAGCTTTGAGCTAGACTGGAACGACAAGTTTGTGGCCAATCTAATTCGTGCTGGGTACGTTGGCAAAACTGATGCCAACATTGTAGATCAATGGTTTCAGAATGTGTGTCGTCATGTTGTGATGGAGACATGGGAACAGGAACAGGCCATTAACCCACAACGGTGGACACGTACACGAGATTTAGGCGATGGAAGGACAGAAGTATCATGATTGATTCAAATTTTGATTACGACAACATGGACCACGAAGAAAGGCCTTTTGCACAAAGGTTGGCTGTGTGGATCACGGTTAGGCTTCCTGGCACAGTGGTTGACTTGGGGGCAGGGTCTGGGGTCTATGTTGAGGAATTGCATCGTCAAGGAGTGTATGCACGTGGATACGACATTGCAGATCCACAGCCTAGACCCGACTTGGTTGCAACTCAGAGCATGTTAAATGTCACTGATCCAGCTGAAGTAATCATGTGCCTGGAAGTGGCAGAACACATACCAACAGAGCAAAGCGCCGAAGTAGTTGCCAGTGTTTGGAGAAATACTTTACCTGGTGGACATGTGGTTTGGTCAGCTGCACAACCAGGCCAAGGCGGTGTAGGACACATCAATTGTCAACTCCCAGAATACTGGAGAGCATTGGCACAACAACAGGGGTTTGTAGTAGAAACTGATCTGGAAGCTGACCTGCACCAATGGATTACTTCAGGTTACCACATGGGTTGGTTTGCCAACAACAGACAAGTATGGTCAAGGCCACATGGTCAAGTTTGAAACCAATGCTAAGTTTAGAGATCTATCAAGACTCTTAAGTGCTACTGTCAGCCCAAGAGCCTACTGGTTTCACAACAGTTGTGGTGGAGAAGGTTGGAGAATTGTAAATCCACACAGTCCTACCAAAATTGTTGTGATTGACGATGATCAATTAGCCACCTTTATACAGCTGAAAATAAAATGATTTTTAACAAAATAAAAGAACTCAAATCACAAAATAAACGCATCGGGATCACGTTCAGCACGTTTGACCTACTGCATGCTGGGCATGTTGCCATGTTGTCAGAAGCAAAAAACCACTGTGATTATTTGATTGCTGGCCTTCAAACTGATCCTACATTGGATCGTCCGTGTTCCAAGAATCCACCAGTGCAGAGCATTGTGGAACGTCAAATACAATTGGCTGCTACACGCTATGTAGACGAAATAGTTGTTTATCAAACTGAACAAGATTTAATAGACTTGATTTTAATCTTGCCTATAGATGTACGTATACTGGGGATTGAATATATTGATCAAGAGTTTACTGGCAAATGGGAAGGGCAGGCCAAGGGAATTGAACATGTGTTTAATCACAGAGACCACTCATTTTCCAGCAGTAGCCTAAGAAAACGTGTTTCGCAAGCAGAGGTCGTGAAAGAACTCAGTGCGCAGTCTGGCTCACCACTGTGATACTATACGCCAACGGTGACAGTCACACACACGGTATAGGTGTGACAACTGAAGAAAACTTTGCAAGTTTAGTTGCAGATCGAATAAATTATGACTGTGTTAATCATGCTAAAATTGGTGCAAGCAATGCTAGAATCTTAAGAACAACAAGAGATTTTTTAAAAGACAACACACCGGATCTAATTATGATTGGATGGTCGTCATGGGAACGAGAGGAATGGGAACACAACGGCCATTATTACAACGTCAACAGTTCCGGACATGATGTCATGCCCGACCAGTTGCAGATCAGATACAAGCAATGGGTAACAGACCAGTCGCAAGATCTACTAACAGAAAAAAGTAAATACTGGAACAGTGAAATCTACCAGTTCCATCTTGAATTAAAACAACAACGCATAAAACATTTATTTTTTAATACCTTATACAACTTTTTTGGAGTTGATGAGTGTCATGATTGGGGACATGCGTTTCTTGGACCCTACAACAACGAGTTGTCGTATTATTGGTATCTAAAAAATCAAAATTTTAAACCAGACGAATGGTATCATTTCAAGAGTGATGCTCATTCTGTATGGGCAGATAGATTAATACAGGAGTTGATTTGATATTGTATGTAAACGGCGACAGCCACACTGCAGCAGCAGAAGCAACAAATGCACATGCATTTGCTAAAGATGATGGTCGTTACAACTTTATGGGGCGATTGCCTCATCCTGACAACTTGACAGTGAGTTGGGGACAAGTGTTGGCCAATATGTTTAAAGCAGGATTAAAGTGTGATGCTGAGAGTGCTGCATCAAATAGTAGAATTTTAAGAACCACACGAGCCTGGATCAAGAATCATCCTGCCAGTTTGTCCGACGTATTCATGGTCGTACAGTGGAGCACTTGGGAACGGCAAGAATGGTTAATTGACGATGTCTATTATCAAATCAACGCCAGTGGAGTTGATGTTGTGCCTGAAAGTCACCGAACTCAGTATAAAGAATTTGTTGCTTCGGTCGATTGGAATCAAGCAACGCAGTCCGCGCATCAATCTGTTTGGGCACTGCATTGTGAACTTCAGCAACAGGGTATAAAACATCTGTTCTTCAACGGCAACACTAATTTTGAAAAGATACCTGTACGTGAACAACTAGATTGGGAAAATGCCTACATTGACCCTTACAATTCCAAAAACACCTACAATCAATGGCTACTTGACAACGGATACACCACTGTGGCGCCAGATAGTTGGCACTTTGGACGAACTGCTCATGCAGCCTGGGCCAAATTTGTGTTACAATATATTATTAAACATCAACTTAATTGAGCCAATACTGTGAAATATGTTCTAATTGATACTGCCAATTTGTTTTTTCGAGCACGTCACGTGGCGTTTAGAGCAGGTGACGCTTGGGAAAAAATGGGATATGCGTTACACATCACCCTGAGTGCAGTCAACAAGGTATATCAACGCTTTCAAGCTGATCATGTGATTTTTGCAATGGAAGGGCGCAGTTGGCGTAAAGATTTCTATGCACCTTACAAACGCCATCGTGCTGATGCACGTGCTGCCCAGAACGAAAAGGAACAAGAAGAAGAAAAGTTGTTCTGGGAAGCGTTTGACAACTTGGCTAAATACTTGGCTGAACAAACTAATTGTTCAGTTATCAGACACGAAAATGCCGAAGCCGACGATGTCATTGCTCGTTGGATTGCGTTACACTCCCAAGACCAGCATGTAATTATATCCAGTGACACTGACTTTGTACAGTTATTGGCACCCAATGTCGATCAATACAACGGAATAACCGACGAACTCTTGACCATACGCGGTATATTTGATGTCAAGGGCCGAGCAGTACTCGACAAAAAAACAAAAGAACCTAAAACTATCCCCAACCCAGAATGGCTGTTGTTTGAAAAATGCATGAGAGGTGACGCCAGTGACAATGTTTTTAGTGCATACCCTGGAGTCAGAACCAAGGGCACAAAAAACAAAGTGGGCTTGCAAGAAGCATTTGAAGATCGCAATCACAAAGGGTATGCCTGGAACAATCTCATGTTGCAACGCTGGGTTGACCATAATGGCATTGAGCATCGTGTGTTGGATGACTACGAACGCAATTGTCATCTGATTGATCTCACTGCACAACCAGACAACATCAAACACATGGTGGATCGTGCCATTTGCGAACAAGTTAGTCGCAAGGATATCGGGCAAGTCGGAATTAGATTTATGAAATTTTGTGGAAAGTATGAGCTGGTACGAGCCAGTGAATCTGCAGAACAGTTTGGACGTTGGTTGAATCAAACTTATCAAGGAGTATTAAATGATTGTAGCTAAACCTGTTATACCAAATCAATTTTGGATATTAAAAGAAAATGATCGTAAAGTTGGCAATATTGAAGCCAGTCCAGGAGGTTTCTCTGTGCGTATCAATAACCAAACCGAAATATATAAAACATTAAATATCATCAAACAGCATGTGCCAATTGATTTTGAAAAGATCAATCGTGTAAACAAACCCAAAAGTAACAACGCAACGTACGGATTTGAAACAGCAAGTCACCCTTACAACTCCATGTATGATGTCAAGCATCAAGTACCATTATGGACACGTGATGACAAGAGTAAAAGTTGGTACACAGCCGGCTGGTATCGATTAAAACAAGGGCGCCACTGGACTACAGTGTTTTGCCCCAAACTCATTACCTTGCAACGTTACTCGTATCAAGGCCCATTTCATACAGAAGAAGAAGCCAATGTCCAACCCGTTTAGAGATCAAGAAAAGTTCATGCGAGCATGCGACCAAACAGTTGAAGATTATAATGAAGCTCAGTACAATTTGTACAAGAGTTTAATTGATGAAGAGTTTAAAGAACTACAGTCTGCATATGACATGGAAGCAGAACTTGACGCACTGATTGACATACTAGTTGTTACTATAGGTGCTATTCATTCAGCAGGGTTTGATGCTGAAGGCGCATGGAAAGAAGTCATGGGTACTAATTTTGCTAAAATTGATCACGAAACAGGCAAGGTGCGCAAGCGTGAGGACGGAAAAGTACTCAAGCCAGTGGGGTGGACACCACCCAATTTAACTGCTTACTTGAAAAAATGAAAACACGAGAAGAAATCATAATGGGCATGTGCAATACTTTGCAACACAACTACGGACTAGACAAGTCCGATGACATTGGCTCAGGTACCACTGCAGAAGAACGCAAAGCGTTATGGTTGCAGATGGCTCAATTGTTCGACAACTGTATTGCACCCTACATGACGTTTAAAATTACCGATTCACGATACCTGTGTGGGAATGATTGATATGATTTATAAATCTGTCAGTGTTGATATAGATTTGGATGATTTTGACGATGATGATTTAATCGACGAGATTGAGAGCAGAGGGTATACTATTGATGAGTTTGACAGACCAATGGGGTCGACTATCTCAGAGATGATTGAACAATTACATCAACTCAGACGAACAGGCCGAGACTACCAACAAGTTCTTGACCGATTGATCTACAATAGTATAGAAAAAATTACATGAACAATTACTGCCCAAGCAAGTACAACTAGCATGTTACACATAAACCAATTTGTTGACCGTGTCAAAGCTGCTGATTCAAGGCAACAGCGAGACTTTGTTATGAGCATGTCGGACGCCAAGAATTTACATGCCGATATTACAAAGTTGTTATTGTCCTTACATATGATGCACGAAACATCATTGGCTAACTTGTCAGTATCATCACAGTCGATTGAAATAGACGGCGGATCTTTCTAGACTTCGACAACATGATAAATATTGTCAGGAGTCGTAGAAACAATGAGCAGACCAAAACCGCAAGTGTTGGCAGAGATCGCCAACAAAAAAACATACAAGACTGAACAAGTACTAGCAGCTGATGGCATTTGGGCTGTATTTTTTGATGGTAGCCCAATCAATTTAAAAGCGTCTAACTTGTTGATTCAATACCCTGGGCCAAAATATAAAAAAGTCAGTTTCAGCAACAGTGGCCATGCAATCAATTTGGCTCGCAAGCTGAATACACAATTTAAAACAGATAAGTTTTCAGTAGTATTGTTAACGCAAGGGGAGACTGTTTTCCCTGATGCCAAGAAATAAACGCCAACTGACAGAAACACTGGTGCAGTTGATCGAATCAGATCAGAGCCTGTCAGTTGACCAAGCCTTGCTGAATTGGTACTGTAATATCAGACCAACCGGTGGACTACGGTTAACTGAATCGGGTTTCCAGGCCTTGTCTTGGCTGGACTTGGAAAACTGGACTGTGCCGGTTGAAGATCCCAAAACTGTACTGACTAAAAAATTATTGTTGGCCCTTGACAGAAAACTACAATACCCATATTACAT